CTAATCCCTTTTAAGGGACTGAAACAAGCACTCGGATCACCACAATCTGAGTGCTTCTAGTATTGCAAGGCGGCTAATCCCTTTTAAGGGACTGAAACTTCCGCGTATCCTGTCACCTGTTGCGCTAAATCGAATATTGCAAGGCGGCTAATCCCTTTTAAGGGACTGAAACTAACCTAACCAGAAAAGCAGATTTGATCATTGAATTATTGCAAGGCGGCTAATCCCTTTTAAGGGACTGAAACTCTTTAAAGCGGCATTTTATTGAGATGGCTGTAAAATTTATTGCAAGGCGGCTAACCCCTTTTAAGGGACTGAAACTGGGAATTTTCCCTATGGCTTATCTATCTCTTCAGATTGCAAGGCGGCTAACCCCTTTTAAGGGACTGAAACAGTTCCCTGTCGCTGCAATCATCTAATTGCCAGAACTTGCAAGGCGGCTAATCCCTTTTAAGGGACTGAAACCTTGACAGAAATAGTATTTTATCGGGTGCATTTCCATTTTCTTGCAAGGCGGCTAATCCCTTTTAAGGGACTGAAACTTTCATCCATCTGGAAAATTAGCGGGCGGGCGTGGCTAAAACAAACCCCCGCGCAAATCCAGAACCTAGACAAGCGAAGGGATTAGAGCTATCTTTGCAGAATATCAAAAGGGATTTAAGCGGCTGCAATGGACTTTTTGGATTAGCTCGCGCAAACAGCCTCTAGGATTCAAGTATATCAAGGGTTTCAGGTTGCCGCACTTGCAGGATGACTAATCCCTTCTGAGGGATTGAAACAGAGTGTGGAAAAATGAGTTATTTTTTCTTAGAAACTTGCAGGATGACTAATCCCTTCTGAGGGATTGAAACACAACCGTGTTACAGCAAAATCACAGAAAACGCATTCTTGCAGGATGACTAATCCCTTCTGAGGGATTGAAACGAGGCGTGGCAACTATAAGGAAAATCCCTTACCAGTTGCCAGTTATGAACTTAGGCGAACTAATTGTCGACCTCTCTCTCGACTACGCAGAATTTAACCAATCCCTAGAACAGGCAAAAAAAGCCGCATCTAACGCCGCCGCAAGTATTGAGAAGTCATTCCAGAAATTATCATTGACCATTGAGGTTGACGACTCCGCACTGTACGACCTCAACAAGCACTTAGACTTGAAGTACAGGCACTTCAGGGAAGTTAACCAATATTTTAAAAACAACCCCCTCACGCCAACTGTAGATGATGGGGAATTGACAGAATTAAATAAAACCCTAAAAGAACTCACTCAGAATAAACACACCGTCACCATTGAGCAACGGATCAACGCCAAATTGACGGATACATCTAAACGTGATATCGCCAAGTCCGTAACCGATGGCGTGGCGGACGGCGTGGAGAAAGGAGTCAGCAAGGGGCTTGACGGTATGGAAGATATGATCGCCAAAGCCGTAGCAGATGGAATTAAAGCAGGTAGCAAAAGTTTTAGCGGCGGCGGTTCTTCAGGTGGTAGTAAGAAACAAGAGGGAATTGAAGATATTGTTGGTGAACTTAAAAGCGGTTTTGGAGACTTACAAAAGCAGATTGGCAATCAGTTAATAGGCGATGCGCTAAAAACGGTTTTAAAACCTGCTAAAGACTTAATCACGGGATTCTCTGAAGGCATTTCCAATGACTTAGGGAAACAGGTTAGCAAGGGATTACAAGACACTTTTGCCAAACAACTTGGCATGGACTTTAAAAAGATGGGTGAGCAAGCTGGAAACAACTTGTTAGGCGCATTTGGAATTAAAGTCAAGAAGGAAAATAAGCTATTGACAGCTATTAGTGACGGTTCACAAATAGCTGTTAAATCATTAGGTAAATCCGTTCAAACTTACGCTGTTAGTAAATTAAATAAAGCGTTGACTGATTCGCTTGATAGTATTTTCAGTGAATTGTTCAAAGGTGATTTTAGTGCAAGCTCTAAACAAAAAGCTACGGCTACAGCGCAAAGAGCGACCACCGCATCTAAGTCCGCGCCGCCATCAACAGAAGCCGCTAGACCATCACGGATCATTATTCCTATTGATGAAGATGAAAAACCTACTGTAGTACAAGCACCACTAAATATTCCTGTTGTCAAAAAACCTGAAAAATTACCAATAGTTGATATAAAACCAAAAGCTCAAAAAGTATTACTAGAAAACACATTTACACCATTTGAGAAAGCAGCACATGAAAGTAACAAAAACTTTGGTTATGTGCTTGAAGAAATAGGCAATTTTAACGTAAAAGGTAGTCCCGTCGGTGGCGGGAATCAGACAGTAAAAAGAGTCGCCAATGAAATAACTAAAATTAAAACAGCACATCAGAAGGCTTATTCAACATTCAAAAATTTACTAGAATCTGCCAAAGATTTAGGCGACTATGACTTAGCTGATCAGATTTATAGAGACTTCACCAAAAATTCTGAGACGGCTAAAGCCAAGATTGACGAGTTACTAAAAGAAGGACAAGCAGCGGGTTTAAAGCAGAAAGGTTTTAACAAGTTACGCGACACAAAAGCACCAATTACTCGCAGTGTCAACAATATCAGATCGGCATATTTTACAGCAGGAAGACAGGCGGAAGGTGAAGCGGCGGTTATTGGTAAAAACGTCGTAGCAGGCTTAGGAATTGGTGTTGACAACAAAGCTTTTGCAAAGTTTGGTATTGAAAATGCGACGGCTTATTTATTAGCAATTAAAAAGGCTTTTGGTATTGCGTCACCTGCTAAAAACATGATTCCTATTGGGGTTAATATACTCCAGGGTTTGTCTATTGGGTTACAACAAGGATTAGGAATTTTAAAAAATACGGTTGAAGGTGTCACAGGTACAATTAAAAAAGGTCTGCAAATACCTAATTTAATACCATCCGAAAGCATTAAATCGTTTGATGCTGTAATTGAAAATTCCCTCGGCGGTGCAGCACAAGCTACTAAGAACGTTTATGAAAGCGGCAGGAGTAGAACGACTTTACCAGGGGTTATTTTAGGCAATATGTTGAGCGGTGCTGTGAATATGGGGATAGTTCCTAAAAGTATCGCAACCCCTGTTAGACATCTGGGAGCTTTTTATCAAGGTGCAACGGATGTCAATCGAATGAATCCTCAGATAGCCAAAGAAGCTGAAATATTAACAGTATTTCGGATGATTGAAGAGGCTCAAAAATCTAAAGGTGTTTTGCCTGACAGTGGTGTTGTTCCAAGTCGTTATGGTGCAAAATTACCGGATACTCGCTACACACTAGGTGGTTTTAATTACAATCAAAATAAACAAGGTGGACTAAACATAAATGATGTTTACGACTGGGCAGATGATGACTCTCTGACACCTTTCAAGCTTCCCAAGGACATGGGATCTAAAATATTTAAGTTACTTCAAAAGCATTCAGGAATTAGTAAATTACTGGGATTTAAACTAGAGGATTTAGGTGGTGAACAAGCATTTACTAAAACCAATTCAGAAGGTAAAGCATTATTCAGTTTTATCAATTCTAAGAATAAAGATTTTGCATTAGGACACGCTTTTCATAATATGGTTGGAGGAAAACCATATATCCAAACTCATGAAGTATCTGCGCGTCGTACCGATGAATTATTAAGTGTTGGGACTAAAGCATATAAGGACAGTAAAGGCGATTTAAACAAGTTCTTATTACACCCTGAAATTCAGAAACAATTAAAACAACAGGGTGATCAAATAGGTGAAAATCTACCTAATGCCTTTGTCAGCGGTTTTAGCAAGGGTAGATCCCCAATGCTGGAAGCAATACACACTGGATTTAGCAGTGTGATTGGCGCAACTAAGGCGGTATTTCAGATTGCATCACCATCCAAAGTCATGCAGTCCATAGGTTTGGATTTTGGGAAAGGTTTTGAAAATGGTGCTGTAGCATCCCTGGTTTTAGCTAATAAGAGAATTGCTGATTTAATTCTGAAAACTGTTAACGAAAGTGAGACAGCGACAGAGTATCAAAAAGCTAGTGCTGCTAATTACGCTGCTAACGTAGAAGCTGAAAATAACAGGATATCCAAATTAGTTAGAGAAGGAAAATATAGTAACGAACAAGCATCACAGCATTTAGCGGTTGGCGTTAAATACGGCAAAGAAGCGGCAGACTATACCGGAGTGAGTACATCCGAAATACCTAAAATATTACAACAAGCAAAACGCGACGTTACCGCCACTTCTGTTAATATGCAGCGTTCCGTTGGCTTACCCACTCCAATGGAAATGATGTCTAGAAATCGAGCAATAAATGGGATACCTGATCCCTGGAACACTTCAATCGGCTACGGAATACCTAATATTCCTAACACAAGTTCAAAAAATAGTTCCTTTGTGACTTCCGATCCTTGGGGTACTCAAAACCCACATAAACCATCATCAGATCCAAATTGGGTTTTTCATGCACAACAAACACAATATAGAAGAAATAACAGTTTTAATCCTCTTCCAGACCAACCCATCACACCTATACATCCAGGGCAAAAACTTTTTGATAACACGCAATCCACGTTCCAAAATCTATTCCAGACGCTACTAAGAAGTTTTACAGACACACAAAAACAGGGTAACGCTACATTGGGTGTATTTATTAGTAACGCCCTTAGAGCAGGTGGTGGATCGTTACTAGGAAGCGCTGGGATTGGTGCATCAGGAATGGGTTCTATATTACGGACTTTAACAAGCGGAAATACTGCGGCGTTAATTCCTCAGCTACTACCTTTGTTAGTGCCAATATTAGGATTAAAAGGATTAAATTTAGGTGACACAATTGTTAAAATTCTCAACAACAATTTAGCAATTAAACCAGGATTCCTAAACGATTTATTCAAATCTCTAACGGGTATTAAGTTAGAGAAAACAGGCTTCATGAGTGCCGTCACAAACACTCTAGGAATATCCAAAGGTAGTAAGTCTCCAATTACTTCACCAATGGAAGTAATCACCAAACAAATAAGTGCAAATCTTGGGGGTGTTGGTGCTAGTGGTAATGTTTCCAAATTAGTTGAAAACACTGGACAAATGTTAGTTTCCGCTGTTCTAAAACAGTTCGGCGTGTCCGGTGCGGTCGGTGTAGCTATTGAGGCAATGGTAAAAGGGCGTATAGCCAACTTTGCTAACTTAGGTATCTTCACCAATACAGGTGGCAAGGGCATTGGTGGGCGTGTGAGAGGTATTGCCGAATCCTACGCACAGGGTGATGTAGAGGGTGTAATAGGCAAATCTTCCAAGCTTGCGGGTACGATTCTACGGACAATCGGCTTCAAAGTGGACATGAAGCAGCTAACCCTAGTAATGGGTACTGCTATAGCGGGTATTACAGCATTTCATAAAGCCTTTGCTGAAGAGGGTTTAGGATTAGGTCAAGCATTGCTGAAAGGTTTCAAAGAAGCCCAGAAGAATTGGGGTAACGCCTTTGATGACATGAAAATCAAGGCAAAACAAGCAATGGGGATGGATGTTTTAGGAGACTTAACCGGAAACATAATCAAGAAAATTAAACAAGGTACGGTTGTCTCCAGGGAAACTTTTAGCGACTTCTTTGATGAGATTGGTAAAACTTTCAAGAATAAAGCACTGAAAGGTGACAAAGAGGGTGTTTTTGGCAATATACTAGGGTTTGGTGCAAGTATCTCTACAATGATTGCACCGATTACCACGATAGCGGCCAGCTTGCTACCGCTGCTAATCCCCTTAATGCCGTTGATGGGGGCTTTGGGCGGATTGGCTGTAATGGTCGGTGGAAAAATAGCAGGGTTAGCAAACGCCATTAAAGAGGTTGAACCATTACAACGTCGCCTAAACTTTTTGGGTGGTTCACCTGCGGGTGGTGAACGTGAAATGAAGTATGCCCAAGGTGTCGCTAATCGGTTAAATGTTCCGGTTAGAGAAGGTATCCAAGCTTATTCTCAGTTAGCGATCGCTGCTAGAGGCACAAAATTAGAAGGCGATGGCGTTAGGGAATTGTATGAGGGTATTTCCGCTTCATTAAGTGCGTTAGGCATAAACGGGCAAGATGCAGGTTTAGTGTTTATGGCATATACGCAGATACTCGCAAAAGGCAAATTAAGCATGGAGGAACTGCGTCAACAATTAGGTGAAAAATTTCCCCCAGCGATGGGTGTTTTCGCTAAATCAATGGGTGTCTCCGTTGCGGAATTAGGGCAATTAATCAGCAAAGGCGCAATTCTGTCAGAAGACATTCTTCCTAAAGTCGCCAAAACTTTAAGCGAGGATTACGGTAAATCTGCGGCTAATGGTACAGCAAGTTTCACGTCTGCGTTAACCAAATTAGGCAACATAGGCTTTGATATTGCTATCAAACTGACTAAGGCATTTGGCGGAACATTTGCAATGTTCACCAACTTTGGGGCAGGGCTGCTAGGAATATTCAGAGACGCTTTAGACCAGATAATTCCGTTGTTTAATTCTCTGATGATTGGGGTAACGGCTGTTGTCGGTGTGGGGTTGGCTGTAATTTTGCAATCTAATCCTATAGCTAAATTCCTGACAAATATGCAAACCATGATCACTGTCGGGTTAGGTAAATTAATGTTGCAACTCGCACCGTTTTACATAGGAATCATTGCCGATGTAGCAGATGGTTGGCTAGGAGCGCAAAATGACCTGATGGATAACATGATGAAGGGTGTAGGTAGCATGGCTGTGGCTATGGCAACCGCCCTAGATAATCTAAATAGAGCATTTGCAGGTAAATCTCTGTTTAGCGACATTGTAGGCAAAAAAGAAGCGGGGAATCCGTTCCAAGGCATGATAGACGGGCTTGGTGGTTTATTTAGAATAATTCCGTCTGGCGTAGTGGAATTGGGTGCTTTGGTGTTGATGTTTGAACAGGTTCAGACATTAGCTAAACTGTTTTTATTCCCAACAGGGATGAATATTTTTAAAGGGTTTGGAGATATTTTGGGTAACTTTGCAGGAATGCTTAAACCCATAGGCACAATTATTCCAGAGTTGTTTGTCAATACGTTTGACATGGCGCGAAATGCTGATGAGCAGCGTAAATATACCCCAAGGAGGCAAGTAAGCCCCGGACAAGGGATTAGTAACGTATGGAGCGGATTTACTAAGGGTGTGGACAGCGCAAAAACGTCCGTAACAAATTTTGGTTCTAATGTTTGGGACGGTTTTACACAGGGTATTGATAGAGCTAAAAATTCAATGTCACAAATTACATGGACTGGGTTTGTGCAGAAAGTTGATAACACAAAATCAGCAGTTAAAACTTTTGGGTCTAACGTATGGAACGGATTTACACAGGGTATTGACAGAGCTAAAAATTCGCTAGGTACAATACTTACCCCACTAACAGCCTTATTTAGTGGCGACAAATTAGTTAGGCAGTCTGCGAGAAGTGACTGGGGAAATATTGTCAGTTTTGGGATTAACAAAATTGGTTCATCCCTAAAAATGCTGCTTCCAATAGCCGCAGAAGCCGCATTAGCATTAGGTGTAATTCTGTTTGCTAGAAGTGATTTCACGAACCCAGTCAGCGATTCTATTGGTAAGATGGCAACGGGGATTAATAACGCTATTAAATCAATAAACGGGTCTTTGGATGAGTTAGCGAATAAGTTTGATAATGCTGGTAAGTCTGCTAAGGATATGGGTAGTAATCTACCATCTAAAGGACTTGAATTAAACATACAATATGCCCTTGGGGTGGGCGGTAAAAGCTTTAAATCTGATGATTTTATAAACCAAGCTAACGCTAGTGAAGGTTTTGGTGGTAACATCCAAAGAAGCTTGATTAGGTCTTTATCGGGTGGCTTGAACAACTTAAATCCTATTTACAACGCTAAGAGTTTAGCGTCAATACTTGGATATCAAGAAACTCCAGAATCAGTCAAACAAAATAAAATAGATGCTGATAAATACGGTATTGGTAAATACTTTACCGGGAAAGAAACGACAACTAGTTTAGCTCAAACCCAACTCCTAAACCAAGTCAAAGACATTCAACTTAACAAAGACGGACTGAATAAATTCCTTAGTGAAACCGGACTAACTGCGGGTACAGACTTCTCTACAAATGTCAAACAAGCCGCTAATCAAGTCAGAGAATTAGACAAGCAATTATTCAGTTTAGGACAGAAACGCTCTAAACTAGGATTGTTAAATACCAGTGCATCTAAAATACAAATTGCTGAACTTGACAAGCAATTAATGGCACTTGAAAAACAGCGCGGGGTTGCTGCAGAAGAGATTGTCAACATTGATGCACAGGCCAAAGAAATCGGAGTATTTGATCCCAAAACAGGTGAAATAAAATCAGGTTGGCTTAAAGATACGATGGATGCAATCAGAGACAATAAAGAAATGCCCCTTGATGTCAGAATGAAACTGATTGCAGACTTAAAGCCGATGGAAGATGCAATCAGAACCGCGTCTCAAAAAATAGCTAAATTACCTGTAGATCCGTTAAAGGAAGTTTATACACAGACTATAAACTCACTGCGAGATTTTGAGCTTGTCTACGAAAGATCACTCAGCGGATTAGCAATTCAAACCGCGAATAGACAAGAGGCATTAAATAATTCAAATTTGAATCCTGGTAATTTTAATAGAGAATCCAGTCGCAACGCACTAGAAGAACAAGAAGCACGAAAAGCAGGTGTTGAGGCAATTCTAAAGATTAGAGAGCGAACACTCAATAATCTGAACTCAATTACCGGTTTCGGCAAGACTGATGAGCAGAAAAAAGAGTTAGAAGACTTACGTAAAAACATCAGAGACGATAAAGATAACTTAGCTAAATTAGGCAATGATATATCTAAGGCAAAACGTGATATTCGTCAAACTTTGGTAGACCAAACCAAACAAGTAGCCGACTATTACCGCACCGCAACTAGAGAAGCGCAAGCCGTTAGTATTGAGTTCCAAAAAGCGCAAAAGACCCTAGAAAACTCTAGGATGCAAAACAAACTGAGAGAGGCTTTGATAGGTGCTGGCGATAACATCTATACTCAGTTTATCGAAGGAATTATTAACATAATTTCGCAAACAACTGAAATCGAAAAACAGCAGTTAGAAGCTAGAAAGCAACGGGTTGATTACGAGAATAATGTTCAGGATATTCAACTACAAGCATCTGAATTGCAGCGAAATTTACCAGGGAAAATAATTCCATTAGATTCTAGTGTTGCTGATAATTTTAACCTCAGTCTTGAGGAAATAGACGGAACAGTTGAAACTATCAATAGCAGTGTTAAAAACGTTGCGAGTAGCTTATCAAATGACGTTGTAGAGGCTGCTAAAAAAGCTAATGCAGAACTGGATAAACTAAACCAAAGTATTCAAGATTTAGACAATAGCAGCAATTCATGGATAGAAGGATTTGGCGGCAGGTTCGCTGGTTTATTCAATGTTTTTGAAAACGGATTTGACGGAATTGGCAATAAAATTAATGATTTGCAAGTTAAAACAGCAACTTGGCTAGGTTCAATTAGCAATGCTCCCAGTTTGTTGCAGAATGTAGCTAGTGGGGTGCAATCTGCGGTTACTGGCATATTTGGAAAGGAAGCGGGTCAGCAACTAGAACAGGGTACAAACCAGCTTGGCGGTGATCCGGTTGGGGCTATCACTAATTTCTTGGGCGCAAATAAAAACAAAATTTTCTCACCAATCCAAGGTACAACGGTCGAGGATCTACTTAGATACAAGCCAACTCGACAGCAGGGGTTCTACGGTTCTAGGGATAGAGGCGCAAGGCAACATAGTAAGATAGATTTTGACTCAAGAGCTAAAGCTGGTCAAGATGCGGGAATTTTAGCTAGTTTGCCTGGAGTGGCCACCTCTAAGAAGTGGACGGGCAATAGCGGTGGAGTTTTTGTAAATAGCGTTTTACCGTCAGGGCAAAAAATAACACTGGAATACGGTCACTTGTCTTTAGCTAGTATCAAGGATGCTCTAGGCGGTATCGGTAAACAGGTGCAGGTACAGGCGGGGCAAAAGTTAGGCAAGGTGACGATGGACGCTTTATCTACCGGAGCGCATCTAGATTTCGGGGTCAGAGTCAACGGGAAATACACAGACCCTCAGAAATTTCTACAGGATTTCATGGGCGGCAAGTATGGCGGCGTGGCGACTGGCAAACAGTCCTCTCAATCCGTTAAACCCGTTGCACAATCACAAGCCCCCCAATTAGGCGGCGTTTTATGGGGTAAAGCGGCTAATTATGCGCCATCTGATTTATCCGGCTTGACTGCTAGGGGCAAAAAAGCTATGGCAGCGTTGCAAAACCCAAATGTTAGGGCGTTCTTGGATGCCATTGCAGTAGCGGAAGTAGGAACAAAAGGCGCGGAGCAAGGTGGCTATGGTTACTTGATTGGCGACGACATCAAGGGCAGAGAGTCTTTTGATCCCAACAAACTAGGATCACACCCTGGCAGAAGAGTCCGGTATGGCAGGGGTAGAAATCAAGTCTCTAGTGCCACTGGGCGTTATCAGACAATGGATTTTGTAGCTAAAGAAGAATTTAGCAGATTAGGGTTGAGGGACTTTAAGCCACAATCACAGGAGATTCTAGCAGTATCTCGCTTGATGTACCGAGGCATATTGGACGACATCAAGAAAGGTAATTTTAAATCGGTTATAAACCGCCCTGGATACATGGATGCCTCTAGCGAATGGGCATCTTTGGCGGGAAACCCCTACGGGCAAGGATCTCCTACTGGCAAAACGAACGTATTTTTTAGCAACATTCAGCGCAATCTACAAGCGTTGAACAACAATGTTATGCAGGGTAGACCGATCAACCCTAACAGCCAGCAAAATCTAGTTACACAAGCTGGTCGACTCAGGTTAAATACAGCAGCCCAGCAACTCGAAACTAATCAAATTAACAGCAATTTAGACCCTGAGCAAATCGAGGAAAATGCACTGAAGCAAAGGTTAGAAGCTTACAGATTTATTAGATCAACTCGAAAATCGGCATTGGGAGACATCAGCAGCACGAAAGATTCTACATTAGGAACGCAAAGAACCGTATTAGAGGGGCTATCCCCTAATATGAGCAATGCTGACAGATTTGGAATTCAGCTTGCTGATTTGCGCCGAAAAATCGAGAAGGATATAGAGGCACTACAGCAGATTATTGATGATACGGATGGAGCGATCGCACAAAAACCAGATTTACAAGCTGCGTTTAATCTGGCAATGAAGAGATTCCCTAATGATCCGAAGTTAGCCGCAGATGCAATTCAAACAAATGACTTAACTTTCAAAGCGACAGCGTTCCGTAATGCAGAAGCTAAAAACAATCTGGCTTTCTTAAAATCTAATGTTGATGACATACTCAAAGCGTCAATAGCAGATTTTGACAAGAAAGAATTTTTCAGATTAAGTGAACAGGATATAGCGCAACAAACAAAGGCCATTGAACAGTTACAACAGCAGCTACAGGCACTACAGAAATTAGATGAGATTGACCCGCTAAATCCATTGGTTTTGAGTATTCCAGCGCTCCAGAAAAACATTGATTTATTGAGCATAAACCGTGATCAATACCAACAATTGCTAGACCTCCAAAAGCGATATTATGAAGGCGGTGGCAAGGGCGGTAACATGAGTGAAGATGCTTTTCAGAAGGAATTTAAAGCCATTCTCAATGTTAATTCTGTGAAAAAAGAAGGCATTGACCTTAACTTTAATTATGCTGATACGGTTAAGCGGATTGATCAAGCCACCAAGGAATTAACCAAAGCGCAAACTATCCAGTCCTCGCAGATGAAATCATTGCAGTTGGATAATGAACGGTTTGCGATCGATAACAAGGATGGCATGGTGAGTTTGGTTGGATTAACCAATGAATTGACCATGAAAACCAATGAATTGACTAATGCTTACAAGAAACAGTTACTAGAGATTGAGGGTAATGTTTTGTTAAATAAGCCTGGTGAAAAGTTGAGAGAGCAATTGAAGGCTAATCGCAATTATCGGCAAGAATTATCTAACGCCGAAGCGGACAACGCATACCAAATCAAACTTGCGGAACTTGTCACAATCCCACAGGCTAAACTAGATGCTTCTAGCAAAAAATTCGACCTTTTAAACCAGAATAAATTTGACCTTCGATCTTCTAGTATTGAAACTTTAAAAGGTGGCAGGGCAAATCAGTTCTTAACTAATAGACTGACAAGGGAACTGGAAATAGAGAAGCAGATGGAAGCCGCCCGACGCTCTCAGGAACAGTTGATGATTAGCATCAATGAATATAATCTCAAGTTTCCTAAAGATGCATTTAACGCGGATCAGATCAAGGAAATGTCCGCCGCGTTGGATGAGTTAAATAAGAAGAAATTGGACGACATCACTAAGTCCGCCAAAACTTTTGATATGGCGATAAAAGATATGTTGCAAGAGCAATTAATATCTGGATTCTCCACAGGAATAAAAGAGGTAATCCTCGGAACGAAGTCACTAGGAGACGCACTTACAGACATCTCGGACAAGATTCTTAATGGTGTGCTGGACATGGCTCTAAATTCCCTCTTCTCCGGGTTGTTTGGTGCAGGTGGTGTCGGCGGTGGTTTGTTTGGTTTTAGTAAAGGCGGTAAAGTCCCCAACTTTGCTGATGGTGGTGTAATTGGGGCGATCAGCGACGCGATGAACCGAGAGAGGATTCAGTCCGGCGGCAGAACACCAATATTGGGAGTTTTCAATGGCGGGGAGAGGATATTAAACCCCAAGCAATCTAAGCGGTTTGAAGAATTGCAGATGGAACGGGTGTTGAATTACGCCGGAGGTGGTGTAGTTGGTAGCACGTCTACGCCTAACATGAACTTTTCCGCGCCCAGCCAGTCATCAACCGTGAATATCAGCGTACCCGTCAGCGTAAACGGCGGACAGAGTGATACATCCGTGAACGTGCCACAGTTGCAAAATGCCGTCCGTTCTGCCGTGTTGGCGGAAATTCAGAAACAACAGAGACCCGGCGGAGCGTTGAATAAGTAGTTATCGGGACCGCATTAATACAAACTCTACTTCCCACTTCCGATCATCTAATTCTTGTTGGGAAAAAATGGCTGCCCCTCTATCTCCTATTCCAATGCTGTAAAACTTTGATTTTGGTATGCTTTTAATGTTGAAAGAAAAGATACACCTAACAGTAGGGTTTTCTGTTGGGCGCTTGCCGGGCTTGGTAGATCCTGTAGCAATTATCTTTTCCTGCTCATCTTTAACAATCACAGGCATTGATCCAGTTACGTCACCAAATCTTCCCGTCCCATAACAGTCATCGTCCGTTCCCTCAATACCAGCCGCAACTAATTCCAAGTATCCCGTCAATGTGTTGCCTGCTGGAAGATTTTGCGCCATTGTCGGAATTGGTAGCAACGAGAGCGCGATCGCAAGAGGTAGAATTTTCATAAAAAAACAGGTAGATTTTACATTAATCTACCTGTTTTTAACCATAATTACTGATTTGTGATTAATCAAATTGTCAGTAATACTATTGATTTTCTAATAGGCATGGACGCAGAACTACTCGCTAATTACTCCACAAACCACAATTGACGGGAATCATCAAGAATCTTCTTGTCCAATTTCTCCAGGTAGTCGCGGCGTAATTCTTGGTTTTCACGGACGCTTGGTACATTTTCCCAAGCGTAATCAGGGATTTTGAGTGATTCAAGGTGTTTATTTAGTTTTGCGTAATCTGGTTTTCCGCCTTTAGTCATAAACCCGTAACGTTTGCATAGCGCGGCTTTGTTGACTGTTGTCCCATCGTTAATAATTTGGTTGTCTTGAATAATCCGATCCCTGTATTCAATTTCCTTGACAACCTCAAACCCTAATATTTTCTGCTGCATGGGTTCAGGACAGGTGGCGACAATTAAATGGCGTGTGTCAAGTACGGATTTTTCTGCAAGCGCTTTTTGCATTTCCGCCTGTGCAAGTTGCAATCGTAATTCTAATTCGCGGATCTGATCATTCTGTTGAGGAATTACGGTTTTTATTACGGACTTGGCTCTTTCAAATGCTTCTATAAGTGCTAATTTGCAATCTACAACCTTTTCTGTGTTTTTAGAAAATGTCATCAGTGTGGTTGCTTGTGGCTCGGTCAAAAGTGCATATTTCTCAGGACGACCGCCCTGACTACCCTCTAGGGGTTTATCTACTACAAATCGAACAACCCCAAACCTTGATTCAATGCGGTCAAGGTATTTATTTACCGTTTTCAGGAAAGTGTGATGCTCAATCCCCAACTCATCGGCAATTAGCCGAGAATCTACAACTAAAACATCACCTTGTTCAATTACGTCAATCTTTGTTAAACTATCCATAGTTCATTTTTTCGGTTGAGTGGACTGTCGGCTGTAACGGACTGGGAAGTAGTAGATGGCTTCCCTCGCCGTGCTGACACTACCTATTGATTATACAATAATTTTATTGATACTCTAATAATGTATGCAATTAACTACTGAGCAGCAGTTTCAAATCGCCGCTTTTAAGATGCAAGTACAGCAGATGTCACCGGAACAGGTGAAGCAGCAGCTTGTGGCGCATTACAAACAGATGATGATCAACGATGTTGAGTTTTTAAAATTACTTGGTGACGCGTGGGGTATGGGGTAATTCAGTTTATGATGGATTTGTCAGACAACATGGCGCTGCCCAACAAAATCCGGTGAGAGTATGTATCCTACGTCAATTTAAGGAAAGTCGTACTCAACTGGTACGCTCCTTCTCCTAGTGTCCTTACCGTCCAAGCATCTGCCGTGTACCGCTTGCGTGGCACAGTTATTCCGTTGTCAGGACTCCACGAAAAGCCGCCCACAGTGAACTCGTTTAATTTTGCAAGTTTGGAATCAATATCCACTTCATTGAAAATCGGGGATGTGATTTGCCATTCTTCTTTTTCTTCTAATCCGTTCCACACTATTTGAATGTAGCCATCCCCTAGCTTTGAATTATTGAATGGTGGTGTTACCCGCATCGAAGCTTCCCACGTTGGGGGCAAAACCAGGATGTTGCAATATTCAAAAGTCCAATCAACGATTACCTGTTCAAAGGCACGGGTCTTTACGGCTTGAAAAACCGCTGTAGCTGTTTTTGTAGTTCCATTAAGTTTGACTGCGGGGAAATTTGGCATTATACAACCCTCACGGCGAATCTAGCGAGACTAGTCGGCGCAGCGGCTCCGTCAAAAAGCTGATATTCCTCAGCCCCCGGAGTTACCTGAAAAACGTCTAAAGCACTCATGCCATTGGATGCGCCTAGCACGCAATCACTGGAAAATTCCGCGATACTGTCGCCAGTCCGGCTTATGGCTGCGGGGACGAGTAGTCTTTTATTCCCTCTCGTTGCGTCGGGTTCTGTCATCCTTACATCAATTGTCTCAAGCGTAATAACACCGTAGGGATGCGATGATGATATGGGTTTAAGCCCAGTACTGGATTGCCAGCTTGTAGACCCCCCCGATTCTATAAATGCAAAGGGATATAGATCTTCGTCATAACTAGGCGTAAGTGGTCGGAAATACCCGACAAAAGCGCGGGGTATGCCACCAACAATTATATTGACTCCCCTTACTTCAGGGTGATTGCAAATATGAAACCCGTGTGATACAGCGGGATCTATGGCTTTGGGTGCATTTGTACTAACGTTTGTACCAGTATTAGCTCCTGCATCCCATGTCCTATATCCACGAATATTCATGGTAGTTGCAGCACTGAAGGCGGCTTCTATGATCAGCGTTCCAAACGTTTTTGCGGCATCAGCAACAAAAGAGTAAACCCGCGCTTCATTCCCACTGGCTGTGTAGGAGTCCAGTAGGGTGAATCCTGCGGACTGCATTGCTGTGGTCAAGGAATTTAGAAAAACAGCTTGTGATCCCGGCATGGAGTTGGCTGTAGTGATTATCGCGTTTGTCATCTTGTTTCAGTGATTAAAAAAGTTGTTCCGGTGGCGTTGTAAGCGATCGCCCCGATAGTGTCGTTCCCAGCAGTCGTAAAGTTGAGGCTTTCCCCTGCTGGCAGATTGACCGTTAAAACCGTTCCTACTGCACCACCAACGTTTTTGATAACCACAGATTTAGCCCCTGCTGTTACCGTGCCTGTGGTAGTTCTGCTGAGAAAACCGGGGGTTCGCTGATTCCCTGATAACTGTCTCCAGATAGCACTCAACCAACCGATTGCTCCTATCCCCCCGGTCGGTATCGTTGCCCCGGTAATTGGCGATTCTTCTGAATAATCAAGGGCAAAATGAGCAACATCGGGGTTGTCTGTTGTGCCGGCGGACGAGGTTGTGAGTGATCGCTGATAGGGGTTTCCGTCCCCCCCAATGTAAGGACGTGGTGTAGGCATATTTTAAAATTCCATTGCAAATACAGAGGCATAGCGAGAAGTGAGAACTCCCACCCAGTTGTATTTAGTCAGGAGTATCGGGTCAGAAACTACCCAACGCGATGACCTGCCATTGATATCAACAGCGGCGACTCTGATGTAATATTTCCCTGCTGATATGTTTGCAAATTGCGTAGAGGCAGTTGTCTCAAATCTGGTATTCCCCCACAGCCCATCGTCACCAAGGCGCAATTCAATGGTGTAGCCTGTGATGTAGGGGTCGCGTTCGCTTCCCAGTAGTGGAAAATCCCATACTGCATTTAGATCAAATAGGTCAATGGTGCGGTAACTAAGGGCAATATTTCTGGGGGCCGACACAACGACGGGAGGATTACGCCGTGCTGGTAGTGGTTCAAGACTCCAGCCATTTTCAATTTGAGAATATTTGGCGGGGTTGTACTCAATAGCTGTGATTTCGTGCATCATTTCCGTGCCACCGGAACTCGGCACGCGGTTCAAAACCCGAAATAACTGAGGCTGTATTGTAGATGAGGCAAGAATCCAGTTTGATTCGGGTGGTGGTGCTGATGATAGCGCTAGATCAAGGGTGATTATTGTCGCGGCTGTTTCTGGGGAGTTTGTGACAACCCTCTCCTGAACTGTGCCATCAGCAAGCATTACCGTGAGGGTATAGGTTTCATCCTCTAGCAGTTCTACGGGGTTATCTAAGGTGATTGAGGTGGTGGTAGACGCTGCAATCAGCCCCCCATAGCGAATATTAGCCCTTTTTGAGTCCATGATCCTGATAATGTCGCCGGGTTTGGTATAAGTCCCGTAAGCACGACACTTAAAAGTTACCGTTTCCTGCTCCAATCTGTCGGTTAGCAACGTGGCATACCCAGCCCGTCGCGCTTGACCTCTTGACGTACAAGCAAAAGCAGATAATTCTATTTCCCGAACCCCATATTTGGCAATCCCGGCGGGGTCATCTACTGCTTCTACGGATTGGCGGTAGAAATCATCAGGGTTTGCCCATGTTACTAGTGCAATAGTGTTTCGTGTTTTCAAACCCGTCCGAGTATAAGAAAACATCCCCTCTTCAATGTCCGACTGGGTGAACTGTGCCACCGGTGATCCGGGTTTATCTGCCACAAATCCAATTGCGCCACTCATCCAGTAGGAGAAGCCACGAAATATTGACAGAAATTGTTGAATTATTCTATACGCCTCGTCCTTACCCTCTAGCAGCAAGTGACACTGGAATCTATGCTCAGTGCCACCATAGCCATCGCTTACATATTCGTTGCAATACTGGCTAATCTCGTACAATGCCCATTTATCAATCTGAGTTGCATCAATATACCGCCCAAGCCCATAGCGGGTATTGGTGATTAAGTCGTATAAAATCCATGCCGGATCTGCCACTGCTACCGATGGCGTGATAAAAGTTCCATTCCAAGTTCCACTAAATGTTAATCCCCTGCTTGCGGTAGGTGTAGCGTTGCTGGGTATTTGAATTTTCCGCCCTGCTAGTTTTAGGGATATTTGGGGTAAGGATTGAAACTGCGCCGCATTGAAAGTAAACCCAAACAACGCGCTATTGGGGTAGGCAAGCTTGGTTTCTGTGGCTTGCGTGTACGATTGCCATTTTAATATCCGCTGATATCTTGTCTCGTCTGCGTCTTGCGTGGTGGTTCGTTCTACGCGGACGCTGAAACTCGAAACCGTACCACCTGCGTTATTAACTGCAAAGGCATACTCAAACTCTGTTATAGTCGCAAATCTCCCGCCTATATTGCCTTCATGAACGAGAACGAACGCCCCCGCGCCTTGTTTAATATAAATCCTAAATCCTACATTTAAGCCCAGTACGCCCCCGTCTGGTGGGTATTCTTGCAAAACCACGCCTAACCGAACGCGGATAATATCTAAATTGGCATTAGTGATAGTGCGGGTAATTGGGAAGTTGAACTTAACGTCAGCAGCCACGCTAGTTTCGCTTGTCACCTCATCCCCAAAACCCGGCATCCTGCTTTGCCCTTGAGTCCCCAGCCTAAAGGCGTAGGTGAACCCGTCAAAATTTAGGGAGTCGTCAGCGTTTTGGATAGGAGTTTCATCAAGATAAACAGATTTTAGCCCGTCTACCAATCCCTCAATTTCCCCTTCAGAGACAATCCCTAGAACTGATGCGACAGAAACAGAAGTCCCTGATATAGCGGTTTCCGGTGGTTTTGGAGGTTTGCCACCACCGCCACTACCGCCAAAACCTTTAAATTGTTTTTTCGGCATAACCACAATTAATATTTGTGGTTATTTTTGCCTTGTCAGTATTTAATGCAATGTATTTCCTCAATCGCGTGAGAACCATTGACAAAATCATCTGCTATAATTGATGTCATACAACTAACAGATAAAATCATGCGACCATCATTAAACCGGACAGCAAAAATAGAGGCTAGATGCACAGAAGATGTCAAGGATAACTTGTCTAGAAAACTAATTGCTGTAGGGTATAGCCGCTCTTATGCAAATGCCGTCAATCCTGATTTAGTTAATTTCATGGAAGCGTTATCAGATAAGCCATTAGAGTGGTTTCAAGAAAATTTTGCAAAAAGTCTTGACATTCCAGAATAGATGCCATACATTTATAGATATGAGAGGCAAAACACTAATCCCAAAATAACCCGCAAGCCTCGCGGGGTGCAGATGCTAGGGACTCTGTAAAAATATATGTTTGCTTTAAACAAAGGTACTATTAAAGATTTGATTTCTGACCTGGAAAACGGACGCTATGAATCAGCGGCAAGATATGAGGCGTTTTCCGACATCTATAGTGAGTGGAAGGTTGTCGTAAACCCTGACTTCAGGGGAATGGTAACTATAGACGTTACAGAAAGGGTCGGAGGAAGAAGATGGCATGAGACCGTCGTGGTTGGGACTCGGCAGGTTTACAGAGAGATCCCTGCTTGGGGATTTTATATGAGTCCCACAGGATCTCAGTATGGTCTAAAGTATAACCAAGACTTTGGGCAAGAATTAATTTTAGACATGGAATGCCCGTCATGTGACATTAACGCGCTGTCTAACATCATTGCCTCTTTGAAGAGGACAGAAAAAGCTTGGGAAGTTGCGCCTTCCCAAGAGATCGAAGCTCGACTCACCGAGCTTCGATCCAAATACCCAAACTTAACAGTAAAATTTTCTATAAGATTTTATGTATCAAAAGATGGTTTTACTCTTTTGATACCGACCATGACTTCTACTTTACCAACAGAAGAAGAGCTATTGTCAAAATACGCTAACCTACAAGCGGAAAAAGAAAAAGAGAGATCAGTACAACTATTAAAAGAGGAAAAAGCACGCTCTCAAAAAGAAGCTGAAACCGCCGAAAAAGCGGAAATTGAAGAATTGCGCCAATTGTTGAAAGCGTCAAAAGAGCGCAAAAAAACGGGTTTAGTTGGTAAACCCGCCGAAGTTAAAAGACTTCGTGAGCTTTGTCAAAAATACCCCAAAATTTATTAAGAAAACCAAGCCGAAACGCCCCTTGTGGGTGTCTGTGAGATAGGTTTAATGCTCACACTGAGGATGGCTAAATGCAACTTTGGAATGTAGTTCAAAACGGAGTAATTTTAAATAAAACTCCGTTTAAAAACCAGCAACTAGCCTTTAAATTTAGAAAGGCTAAAACCAACGGGACGGCAGCGATAGTAGAGGTAAAATAAATGATTAATTACAAAAAAGTAAGTTTTAGTGAATTTAATCTAGCTTCTAGCGGTCATGGTTGGTTGCTAGAACTGGAGAAAGAAGGAGCGGTAGTGGCATACCAACCCCTACAACAAGAAGAAAAACCACTTCTCAAAAATCAAAGGGAGTTCCGTAACTCTTGCCCTCAATATGAGGGCGGTGTAGTAAATTTCCACCCTATCTTATTTGGTTAAAAAATGATTAAAAAATTAACACGGATAAAACAGCCTTTCCATTAGCTCACCCTTACCAAAAGAGCTAATCATGAAATTTAACCCAATCAGAATTTGTTCCTGCCAAGCTTGCCGTCGCGGCTCTCAACGCCGTTTTTACTACAAAGTAGCTAATCGCAAGTTTCGCCACAAAAACAAACAAACCCTAAAAAGCCTCAGCGATTACGACAAATTCAATGAAACCTTAATCGCAGCAGGGTACACAGACTAGATCGCCTAAGTATGCTCTCAAAAGAGTAGGCTTGCATCTCAGGTTTGACGCCTGAGACGATCATTCCCCAAAAACTGTTATTCAAAGGGGACTTAATCAAATGAAACTGCCACAGGTCAGGGTGAAACAAGATATATTCCTTTAGAGTTATTGCCAGTTGTGGATAAGCTTTTGGAGGAATATAAGAAGTAATTAAAATTCCTAGTCTATGGCTGGGGATTTTTATTTTAAAAATACTTTAATTTAGTAGTTGACATTATAGATAAATTACTCTATAGTGTAAGAAGTTAAAAAAGCAAAGGTAATTAAAACGTCTTCAAGGAAGAGGTGTGCAAAATTTGAAGGATCGAATCTCTCAAATTTCGGAATGGCTATGATATCCCAAGTCCTTAGACAAATCCTGAGCAATTTCAACAGCACCTATGATGCTGCTCAGGAAGTCTCTTTACAGACAGGCGATACGCTAGGAACAATTCATAAACGCCTGTCTCAATGGCTAAAAAAAGACCCTGAAACATGGGTCAAAATCAATCAAACTTTAAATTGCTTAGGCTATCAATTGGAAATAAAAAAGATGCAAGATTTAAAAAATGTTTTGCCCCTGGAACTCTACGGACATGGACAAGCTAAATCTTTTCAAAGCCTGTTAGATGAAATAAGCAATGGCGAATCTCAGATTATTTGGGAAGAAGACAAACCCATCCGTTGTTTAAAAGTTTGTCGGGTCAAAGTTATCTGTTTAGATAAAGAACTGACATTATATGAAGACAGACAAGAATTTAAAGACGGTCGCATCCGTCAACGTGGTTTTGATTGTTTGTCAGAAAAAATGAATATTGATGAAGATCCTGTAATTGCAGCGGAACGGGCTTTAAAAGAAGAATTGGGAATGAGCGATGATGCTCTGAAGATAACCCCAATTCATTTTGACGGTATTGACCATGAAGAGCTAGAAAGCCCTAGTTATCCAGGGCTACTGACTCGCTATGAGTTTCACGATTTCCTTGCCTATTATCCTATTGAATATTGGCGGGAAGAATTTAGGGAAGTTCAAGAGGACAAAACAACCGTGTTTGTCTGGAGATAGTAGTGATCACCCATTCCTAAATACTGGAAATGAGCGATCGCCACAATTCATGGGAATAAAAAATAGTCAAAATTGCGTTTAACTCGCCACAAATGGCGGGTTTTTTATTACCTATTTGCCCCCACCTCCACCACCGCCCCCGCCACTACCAGCGGGAACATAGGAAGTCGTAATCTTTGCGCTGATTATATACATCCCCACTAATGCCACCCCGTAAATAATCGGCACGCGACCCCCTTCTTTAACCGTTGTTGACGTGCCACCAAATACCGAAGACTTCTTATCATCCCTAGAATCAGGCGACGGTTGCCGTGAGAATAGAGACGAAATACCACCAAGTAACAACGCGCCCCCGGTGACAAATAAGGAAGTGGAACTTAACCCTAAAAACGTAGCCGTCCCCCCAGTCAAGAAACCCGCTCCAATCAACGCTACCCCTGCGACAATCCTACCAACCGCACCAGCGCCAGCAATCACGGGTATAATGCGGATTGACTGGACTTTCTTGGAAATTGGGCATTTTAGCTGCTGTTCTTCAATCTCCTGATACCCTACCCGGATTTGGTAGTTTACGCCACGATTAGCCGCCTCAAATAAGTAGTTAGCAAAGTCTTTGAAGTTGGCTTTTAGGGCTGCTATAGCTTCGGCAACACTAGATACAGCAACGGTAATTTGTGGGGTAAAATAGTCTGCAAGTTCACCTTGTAAATAAATTGTGATCATGGATTATTTAGGGCTAAACAATATAGGCAATATAGGCGAAGATTCTGAAATTAAAGTTGTGATAAAGGGAAAACCCATTTCTAATTTGCTGGATGGATCGTGGTTTTTGGAGTTGATTAAAATTATCCCTGAACTTAAAACATTGCTTGTTAATAATGTTTTGACAGGCGTTTGTTTGTCTCCTATGACGTTCACGTTTCAGGTAAACGGAATGAGGTATGCGAATGACGCAAGTACAGCAAGCGTCAAGTTGATGACGCTTGGATATAAGGTAAATATTCTATGACTTACCCTATAATTCCCCTTGTCCCTACCTGGTCCAATCCAAAAACAGAAACCGCTGATATTGCCAAAACTAAATATGGTGAGGTTGGAGTAGAACAGCGTACCACCAAAGGCATCAACACCATTAGCAGCGCGTGGGATATCAGCGTAAATATTATTAATTTTGCAGAGGTAGACGAATTTCTCAGGACGCGGCGTGGTTCACCATTTAGATTGTCGCTTGATGGTGGCGTGACAGATGACGGGAAACTGTATATATGTAAAGAGTGGACTATTCAGCAGCAGGGTGTGACGGTGGCGGCTTTTAGCGGGAAATTTGAGCAGGTTAGGAGGTTTGGTTAAAATATTTTCTGCTTTGTGCTTGACAGATTATTCTGCTTTGTGTATAGTAGATATATAAACCAAGTGGGGAACAAAAAGATGAAATCTCAAAGCCAGTTAGTTAACTTTAAAAGCACAGTAAAAATTGATGAGTTTGGTATTCCTGATTTATCAAGTCTTTAGTAGTGGTAACTAAAAAATCCCTGCAAAATCTGGTAGCAGGGAAAAACAAACGCCCTGATGCGATCCGGGTTCACGCCAGATTAAACCCGGAAACTGTGGAATTAGCAAAACAAATCGGAGACGGTGAAATTTCCAAAGGACTGGATAAAATGGCTTCAATATATGCGGATTGCCCCCTTGAGAATGATCTATCTGAAGATAATTTGATTAAGTGGTTAAACAACTGGTATGCAAATTTTCCCGGCGAGAAAATAGCTGATCCTGATTATTGGGTTTCGCAAGCAACTTTAGCATTGGCTGGGTTGAATTTTAAACGGATGATGCTGCTAGGGGCAAAAGTAAATATTTCTGAATCTAGCAGGAATATTGCGATCGCTAAATGGTGGAAGACAGTTTGCTAAGGATGCGATCGCCAGCATCCAGTCCGCGCTAAACATTCTTTTGTAATTAATTTAGAGAAGGAAATAAAATCATGGCAAGTCAAAAATTAATTAATGCCGTTATAAGCGGCGTGATCAAGGAAGAAAGAACTGTGGTAAGAACCGGTTCTTACCACGTAACCGAGTATATCGGAGTTTCTCAGGGGAAGAGAAACGACCCCAATGGTTACTGGGAACACGTATATGAAAGAGGTGGGTACGAATCCCACAACTCTTTTTATGGCAAAAACGGAGAGCCTTTTGAATCCGCAAAGCCCGTCAGCAATGACGGGCTTTTTCGTGGCAACTATAAGAATAAAATGCCAATTATCAGCAATCTCCTATCCCTAAACCCTGACTCACCCATTGAGTTATTTGAGATCAGTAACTACAACCTATCCTCACCATCGGAAACCCTTTACATCTGCAACTATGTCGGGGTGTCGTTCGAGGGTCAAGCATACGCCGCTATTGGTTGCGAGTCTGAAGGTTTTGACCTAATCGGGCAGGGACCAATCCCCACGCCACAATTAACGGTTTCCAATATTGGGCGTGTCGTCTCTACTTGGTTGACTCAGTGCAAGACTGACCCTAACTACCGATTAGAGGGAACGACGGTAAAACGCCGCGTCACTCAGAGGCAATTTTTAGATGGTGGCGAGAATGAAGGCGATTCGATCAAGGAATTGCTACCGCAAATATTCGTGATTGAGCAGTTAGTATCAGAGACCTATCTCGCTGTTCAATTTCGGCTCGGATCACCATTTGATGTTGAGGGCGTGACATTGCCAGCCCGTCCCCTGTTGCGGTCATGCTCATGGCGTTATCGGGCTGCTGAATGTGGATATTTAGGCGGTGGCTTCACTATCAACAATGTGGCTACTTTAGATCCGGCGTTGGATGTATGCGCCAAGACACTTACGGCGTGTGAAACTCGGTTTGGAACTGCGGTGGATCTGCCTTTTGGGGGAGCGCCGGGACTGAATACTTATTCCTGATTCTTTAGTAATTCTGCTAAAGTCTTCAAAACCCAGTCCAAATCCTCTCTAGGCATCCATCCCAGTTTGTTGTACCTGCTCATAATTTGGCGGAATCGCTCTTGTTTATCGATCATAATTAAAATATGCAAATATAGTGAAACCGTCAAAAACCTTATCAATAAATCGTTTTAGCGCAAATTATTTAACAATTTGCAATCTATTTGCATAAATCAGCATCGTAATAATACAATTCTGGCATAAATGAAACCGTCAGCAAAGGGTAAAAACTGACGGTTTTTGATAATTGCATATTTTCTCAGTTTCAAGCAGCATAAGCCAAATCTAGAAGCGCGTCCAGGGTCTTTCGTGGTACTGGCTTAGACACGCTAAACTCTAGATTCAATTCCTTAGCACGTCGTCTGATTGTTGATATTGATGGCTTCCACCCAGTATGTTTTTGTAGCCACAGTGGCACATCTTTACCGGGTAATCCCTCGATCAGAATTGCGTCTCCCAATGCCTCTTCTAATGATTGTTTGCAGGTTTTACCGTTGGGTAATCGGGTAGGGGAGTTAAGCATTTTTATCACTTGGTGGATAGTGATTTTTGTACCTACACCCTTGGGCTTGCCTCCCTTGGTTTTTAGTGCCTGTTCGCGCTTCATGTATGCAAGGCACATGATCCACAGGCAATGAGTTTTTGAAACAATATTCTCCCCGTCTACTCGGTTCGCTTTGCAACGAAAATCAGGGAAGTTACAAATACTTTTCCATGCGTCCCATGTGCGGGGTGCGATGGGGGCTTGATAGAGCTTCACGCATTCGGCACGAACCCAGCGCTCTGGGTATCCTTGGGGTTGATTATTTGTCATTTCTCCAATCCTCTGCCCATAGGAAAGGGATGTTGGCATTGGCGGCGCACTCTTGGTCTTCTGAGCGATCGCCCACCATTAATACTTGTTCGGGTTTCTTGTCAATATCAAAATACGACATCCCAAATACAATCATTCCAGGATTAGGTTTTCGGAAGTTCCCATAACGCTTTGATTTTGACAATGTGGGTATCTCAAGGCTTGACCGCTGAAGATAGCGATACATTGAGTCACCATTATCTGTGCAAAATAACAGCAAACTCATTTGAGGTAATAGTTTTAGGGTTTGGCGTTGTTCCTTGAAACAATCCTCTAAAGATTTAAAACCAGCGCCTACACCACCTTGATTCGTGACTCCAATTATTTTGTAGTCGTGGTAGCGGGCGATCGCATCTTCCACCCCATCAATCAATTCTTGGTCATAGGGGTCATTGATGAAAGTTGCGCCAGATTTACTTTTGCGGACAGTACCATCTAAGTCCAAAAATAGAATTTTACTCATTGTCACCACCCATTAAATTTAATTTCTTCTGTCTACTCCTAGCTTTGGAGTGTCCATAGCTTTTTTTCTGAACTTCTGCAACAGAAATTCCCAATTCTTCAGACTTTTGCCGTTCGTGAGATTCTACCGCTTCTCTGTTTTCGTTCCAATAGAGTGTGAGCGCTTGTTGCACCCCAGTAGAATTATCAAGCCCATAACAGGCAATAACTCTGAGGAATTTTCTTTTGAGTTCGGCTGGCACACACCCTCTAAGTTCGCGGGGTGCATCGCTTACAACTGGTTTTCCGTCAACTTTACCCCGTTCTGGGTGATTGACTGAATCGGCTTCTAGCTCTTGCTTTGTCTGCGGTTTTTTGCGTTCCACTATAAAATTATTTGTAGATTGTCCCATTAAGTTAGCACGAATTTAGCGGAAATGGTGTACACTGAAAAAATAATCCCCCAATCCGACGCAACCGGAGAGGAGGATATTCACCCCAAACAGCTATTACCTGCTAGGAGTAATTAAAATTATGGCACGGATGCAAGCGATCGCGGACAAACTCCCAAAAGCCCAAGGATTATTAATGGGCGATCACGGCTATAAAAAAATGTGTATTAATGATGCCGTTAGAAAAATATCTACTTTTTTCGAGGGGACTGAGGGTAAGCCACCCAAAAGACAAACTATCGAAACATGGTTCTATAAAGATAATTTCCCAAGCTGGGCGATCGCTGTTCTCTCTAAGTGATTATAAATTCTGCGAAATCACAGAAACCTATAGCCACCTCAAAAGGGTGGCTTTATATTGGGTACATACCAGACATGAGGCAGACATCAGTGGAAAAGACAAGAACAAAGCTTTTTCAAGAAATGCTGGAAAGCAAAGGAGTTTCACCATCCTTAGCTAAACAAGCAGCCGTAACAATCAACAATGATTTATTCGGAGAAAGAACAGCGAGGGGGCAAAGAAACGTTTGGAGAGCGTGGAATCAAAGTCAAGATCAAAGTCAGGAAAATGACTAGGAAGGATGTTGCGGAAAAGATTGGTGTAGGGGAAAGGCAACTCCAGCGATATTTAAAATTGGCATCCCAGCATTTGAATGTTTTTTCCGGTTTTATGAATTCAGAAACAGGCAAATTGACTGGGATGCCAATTGAAACTGATCAGCAAATTGAACAATTAAAGTTGGTGCGATCGCTTGTCGTAAAATACAGAAATTTTAGAGGCAAAGCGAAAATGATTCAACTGGAACTAGAGAAATATAACCAAGGAGATAGCAATGTTTAAATCTAAGTTAGAAGCCATGATTGTTGTTTTGTTGTTGTTAGCGATTCCGCCACTTTCATTAGTGGCAGCGAATAACATTCACGCCACAAAAGCTGAGGTAGTTAATGCAGCAAAACAGTGAAACTGAAATTATTCTCACTATTAGACGACACGAACCAGATGGAAGCTACAGTGAATGGACGACAAAACCCGGACTAATCGCTTTTACCGCCGCCGTTAGAAAGGAAATCAAAAAATTATTATTGGGAGTTAGATAATGACAGTTGCAGATTTAGTCAAAAGTTTCATGAAAACAGAAATGTCCGTAGAGCAAGTTTGGGAGAAAACCCAATATATTTGCGCTCAATACGGCATTGACCCCACTACTTTAGATGATGCCAACGCCCAGTTTGTAGCAGGGGAAATTGATAAAGAAAATAGTGGTTTAGCGGTTGGTGGAGGTAGCGGACAGTTAGCAGTTGCAGAACAAACTAGCGACAAGAGAAAAAAGAAAAAATCAGACTCTACCGCCAATGGCTCTGACCCAATTGAAAGACTAATCCCAGTCATCAAAGATTTGCATACAACTGTATCTACTCAGACTGGGGCGATGAAAGATATAGTTCGCAGGAAAGTTGAGGAAAAGAAAAATTCAGCGGTAGAAGAATTACTCGCATTAACTGACGGAATAAATGAGGAAATTCTTCTCGATTTTACCAAGGGCTTAGAAGCGAGGTCACAAGAAACAAAATCTTTTCTTGACAGATTTGAGGGGGCGTTCGACGAGGCTTGGGGTTGATAGCATTATCCGCCCATCTAATTGGATAGCGATCGCAACAGTTATTCTTTCAGTTGCATTCTCAGGAGTTTTTATTTATGCTATTTCCAGACCTCCCCGATATATGGGAGGAGGAGACAATTACCCAGCCCAACCCGATACAGTTTACCGCCAAGCCGATTGGTGAGCAACCAAAGCCGATAAAAGTTAGTGTCAAGCCAAGTGGAGAATTTAATTTTGAGGGCGTTGCTGATGACAACGTAATCAGACAGATAATAACAACTACTGACTATAATCGAGCCGCAAGCAGAAAACAGGAATTGGAAATACTAAAGCAAGCTAAAAACGTTGACATGATGACTCTCTGCGTTTTAGCTTCATCAATTTTAGTCAGTCTTTTATGTCTTTTTCTTTCATTCAACAACAAACAACAATCGCAGGGGAGCGTAGCGAATAATGGAGAATTTTTTCGGGGGATTAGTTGCGGGCAAGTCCGGTAAATTAGCAGGTAGTGGGCAAAATCCAACTGCTATCGGCAACATGGGTAATTCAATGGCTAGAGTGAAAGCCAAGATGAAATTACCCACTGAAATATCAGCACAGCAAGTAGTTAATTTGGAGCGTGAAATGGGACAGGTTGACGCAGAACTGGAATTAGCCGATGACATTATTTCTACACAAGAAAAACTACTTGGCAAGGCGGTAGATTTACACGCTAAAAACACTAAATGGGCTGCTGTGACAATGAAAGCAGATCAGAAGTTGCGAGAAATTGAATCTGGGCATAATCAAACAGTTGCTCAATATGTGTTAGGCGCGGCCACAACCCAGGCTTATGTAGACGGTTTTACAGAAGCTTATCAAGTAGGTGCGGAGATATTTAGCTAATGTTCTTTAAAAGAAATGCTGAAGCAGATGGTAGTCTTAGCTCAATTTTTAATAAAGTAGGTTGGGGTATATTTTTCTACAACGGATTCACCTTATTTCCGTATTTTTGGAATTTAATGAAAGGCATTGATCAGTGGCAGAAAACTTTTGCAACTTGTGTATCAATAGCTCTGATTTTAGGAGTTGAAAGCGCAACTATTACGGTGTTATTTGACCCTAGAGTATTGATAAAAATTCTTGAAAACCCGAAGTCAGACAAAGAGGTTAAGCAGGTTGTAGATATAGTATCTTTCTTGGGAATAGGTGCTTTTTTGCTGATTTCTGCTTACACTTTTTGGTTTGATTATCAAGTCAATCTTATTCAACTTGGCAATCCCAAGTTATTGTTTCTTAAAGTGTTGTGCGGTGTATTTGTGTTGGGATCAGAGGTAGCTTTTGGTTGTGCAAATGTTTTCTATATAGCAAGCAAACAGGGAGATTAAAATGATAGTTCCAGATGCAAAGGGTATAATTATCATTCTATTAGTTGCATTATTTTTAGGCATGATCTTGTATCTTCAATGGGAAATGCGAAAATGAAAAATTTACTCTATTTTGGATACTTCTTAACTGGCGCATCGTTCTTCCTTTTGTTGGGGCAAATTATTCGGGGATTCCCTGAATCCAAGAATGGCGCGATCGCCTTATTTGTTGTCAGCATCCTAATATTTATCGGACTTGGTTTTTATAATTGGTGTGGGCTGTGGTACAAGTCCGCCGGGCATCTGAATAAAAATCAATCAATTGTAGGATTTGCCCCAACTTATGTTTTCGGAACTGCGGCTACAGTCGCGCTAATTACTGGAATCGCAATAGGGGGGTAATATGTTGCAATCAACCAACCCGTTTGCACATCAAAAAAACTGTTTTGAACCCTTGATAACATCCGAGCGCATATTGTTGGGAGCGCTCGGAATTGCAGCCGCAGTTGGGACGGTTTTACCTATTTTGTGGCCAAATCAAATCAAGGAAGTTAAGCTGATTGAAAACATAGCGGGGCTGTCTTTTGCGACTTGTTTCACAGCAGAATGTTTTCGCCGCCAACGCAAAGAAAAAACTTATCAGAGTATTGATGAAGCTAATTATCAGATAGTAAAGGAGGGGCTGCGGAACACATTTGTTTATGAAAAAGCAGCCCAAGAAATTAGCTCTAAACGGGAATTAGCGGCTTATGTTAACTCCCTGCCAGTGGAAGAACGCGGTAGATGGATGCAACAATATGGGCTTCAGGGATTGGTTGAACTGCCGCAAGTCCAACAAGCGGTAATTGAACAACCTCGACAATTACCAAGCGATCGCGGTATCCCTAGTCCTGAAGTAGCGGAATTTAATGAGGATGCGGTTCAGGCAATTATCAATCCTGGTGTGATGGCTGTATTGGAAGAATTAGCCGCAGAATACCCCGAATACATCAGGATTGATGGTGATTGGCTAGATGAATTATGCGATAGTTCCGCATTGCAAAATATGGGCGATCGCGCTAACCACCACTTTGGATTATGGGGTGAAACTCAGTCAGGTAAATCAACTTTGGCAGGTGTGATTATTAATAAAATCGCTGCACAGTCACAGGGTGCAGCCTATGTAATTGGTTCAGACCCTAAGAATTTTGTCACTCGCTGGTTATGCAAATTTTCCCGTAAATTTGAAGGGTTAGAATCGTTACCAGAATGGGTAACTTTTGCTACCAAGATTATTGATGAAAGACAACAACAATTTGAACACAATCGAAAAGGCACGGGTCTATCCGAAATATTCTTAATTCAGGATGAGGTAAATGTAGTTTATGGCGGTGGTAAGGGACTACCAGGAACAGGCAAAAAACAAGTCACGAAAGAAACGGCTGTAAGCTTACAGGGGATGTGGAATTATATTATTAATTTTACAGCCGCAATGAAGATTCACGGCGTGTTCATGGGGCAAAATCCGTTAAGTGGATGCACTGGGTTTACTCGTCCCAGCTACAAGAATATTTGTTTCATTGCATTAGGCAAGGTATCGAGTTACATATTAAGTAATCCAGCCGATTTCCTGAATGTCAAAACTGAAATTCTTGACTTATTAAAAGAAGTTTGCGAACTACTTGATAAACAAGGTGTACGCTATGCGCTAGTAATTCCCACCAAAGGCAACCCTTATATTGCACTAATTCCAGTCTTCAATATTGATGATTTAGAGCAAATCGAAAAACCGCAGGATGCACAACCAGCGCAACAACAAGAGGCTGTAAACCCTTACCAAATAATAGGAGATTGGATAGATAAAATAGGCAGGAATCCCACCGATGCTGAGTTAATGCAAGCGTGGCAACAAGTCACTGGAATATCTTTAACTGCCGATGCTTTGACGCTGTTAAAAAACAATTTGGAACTAACTGATGAAGTCGTCACATGGTCTACAATTACTTCTGATTTAGAATTACCCGAAAAATGGAGAGAGGAAGATTTGCAGAAGGCGATCACATCCCGACTCACTGAACACGGTTACAAAGCCCAGGCAGAAGTCAAATGTAACGGCGGATTTATTGATATCGCCACTGATTTTGACGGCGGAACAATCATTGAAATCAAGAAATACCTCACCAGGGACACAATTTACCAAGCAGCCGGACAACTGCATTTATACGGTATTGGCAACGAATACAAGTTACTTGCTATGGGTTTTCTCCCAAGCAATGAGGGTGATCAAGCACAAGCAAGAACGACGGCATCAATGGTTTCGCAGGATGAAAGAATTAGCGTTTTATTTATTGAATAATGGACATATTCTCAATACTTTTCCCTGAAGATAAAGAACCCGAAAAACCACCCAAAACAGAATTAGAAACAGTCCTAGAAAACGCCAAAGAATTAAGTGTTAAACTAGGAGTATCGGTTACAGATATTTTACTCGCACAACTACTTTTAAAGAATCATGGTTAACATTTTGGCATTGTATATATTCACGGGGATCTTGACAACTACATTACATCCTGCGGCAATCCTGACGACTGCTACCAGATAGCAAGCTGTATATATTTTTCAATCTGGCTTTCCGAAGGTTGTCGCTTTTTGGCATTTTCCCGTTGCTTTTTTGTTGGCATCCAGAGGTGATTATTTAAGGCACAGGGATAGCATAAATCATAAAATGGCAAAAGTTCTATGCAAGATGAAAACGGCTGAACCAGTTGAATTGCCTAGATTACAAGCCCTGTAAGGCTTAATT